AATTATAAAAGTTTATTGGGATGAGTCTCAAAGTGTAGAGCAAGAAACTTATCAAAATTTAAGCGATGATGAATATAGGTTGTTGGTTGAAGATGATAATGTTGAGGTAGTTGAGGAAGAAAGCTTTGAAGATGAAACTGCTAAAGCTCAAATGGAAGTGGTAAAAGCAATAGCTATTAAAACTGGCGAAATTGTACCTGAGATGCCTGTACCAATGTTACACAATGTAATTATTAAAAGAACAAGTGGGTCTGGCAAAGTTAAAATAGAAAATATACCACCTGAGGAATTTTTAATTCAAAGAACTGCAAAATCAATTGATGATGCAAACTTTGTAGCACATAGAGTTACTAAAACTAGAAGTGAGCTTTTAGAAATGGGTTTTGATCCAAAAATAGTTGCGGATCTACCAACTACAAATAATATTTTATTAAACAATGAAAGATTACAAAGATATTCTGACATTGATGAAACACCTTATAACGATGCACCAGATCATAGCACCGAAGAGATAGAACTTTTTGAATGCTACATAAGAGTTGATACTGATGGCGATGGTATTGCTGAACTTAGAAAAGTTACTGTTGCTGGTATGGGTGGTTATACTATTTTAGAAAATATGGCTTGTGATAATATGCCATTTTGTTCAATTACACCTATTCCAATGGCGCACAGATTTTATGGTCGAAGTGTGGCTGAATTAGTAGAGGATGTTCAATTAGTTAAATCAACAGTAATGAGACAGCTGTTAGATAATATGTATTTAACTAATAATAATAGAGTTGCTATTATGGATGGTATGGTCAACCTGGATGACCTATTAACTTCAAGGCCTGGCGGAGTTGTAAGAACTAAACAACCACCAAGTCAAGTTATGATGCCAATGCAAAATCAAACTATTTCGCAACAAGCATTTCCATTATTAGAATATTTAGATACTGTTAGAGAAACTAGAACTGGTATTACAAGATATAATCAAGGCCTGGATGCAGATAGTTTAAATAAAACTGCTACTGGTGTTAATGCACTAATGACTCAATCTCAAATGAGAATGGAATTAGTAGCTAGAGTATTTGCTGAAACTGGTATTAAAGATTTATTTAAAAAAATATTTGAATTAAGTTGTAAGTACCAGGACAAGGAAAGAATTGTAGAATTAAATAATGAGTTTGTGCCTGTAAGACCTACTGAGTGGAGAAACAGATACAATATTACAATTAGTGTTGGCTTAGGTACTGGAAGTAACGACCAACAAATAATGATGATGAATAATATTTTGGAAAGACAATTACAAGCTTTCCAATTACAGGGCGGCCAAGAATATCCAATGGTTAGCTTAAAAAATATTTATAATAGTTTATCTAAAATAATTGAAAATGCTGGTTTAAAAAATGTTGATAATTATTTTGTAAATCCTGACATGGGCAAACAAATGGTACAACCACAACAACCACCAGCACCTACACCAATTGAAAAAATAGAATTTACTAGAATTGCATCTGAAGAAAAACGAAAAAATGCACAATTAGAATTAGAGCTTAAAGAGTTAAAATCTAAAAATGCTGGAATGTTATTAGAGCAAGAAATTAAAATGAAAGAACTTGAGCTTAAATACAATGCACAAATAGATTCACAACAACTAAAAGCAGATGCTGATTTAAATAAAATATTAGTATCAGAGTCTATTAAAGACTTTAGAGATTCATCCAACAGTTCACAACAGTTACAAAAACAAATTAAAGGCTTAAATGAACAAACTGGAACAGGGCAGACTCCAAAAGGAAGTGACCCAATCGAACAAAGCTAAACAACTTTTAGAAAACGATTTATTAAAAAACGCATTTATTAAACTTAAAGATTTATATACACAAAGTTTATTTAATACTGGTGCTAAAGAAACTGAGGCTAGAGAGAAATTATGGTTAGCTTACCAGGTAGTAGGTAAAGTTGAACAACATTTAGCCGAAATTGTTGATACTGGCAAACTTGCTAATAAACAATTGGAAGATTTTAGAGAACAAATAAAAAATAAAAAATTCTAGTCGTAATGATTGGGATAGGTCAACCTCATAAGAGGAACTTAACTTAAAAAAGGACAAAAAACATGGCAGACAATCTAAGAAACCCATTAAAGGGTGCGGAAACTGATATGACAAAGGCTACAAGTGCAATAAGTGGTTTATTAAACCCATCCGAAGAGGAAACTATTGGACAAACAGAGCCACCAAAACAAGAAACACAACAACAGAATTCTCCTGAGCCACAAAATGAGGAATCTTCTACCGAAGAACAACCTCAGGAACAGGAAATAAGCGAAGATGCGGAAGTATCTGAGCAACAAGTATCTCAAGACGAACAACAAACTGAGATTCAAGAGACACAAAAAGATTCCACCTACAAGGTAAAAGTTGCTGGTCAAGAATTAGATGTTACCCTTGATGAATTGAGGAATGGTTATAGTAGAGATGCAGACTATCGCAGAAAGACTGAGGATTTAGCTTTTGAAAAAAAGCAATTTCAATCTGATGCGGAAAAGCAAAGGCAAGATTTATCTTCAAAGTTTGATGAAGTTAATCAAGCCCTATCTTTTGCCCAACAACAATTAAACCAGGAGATAAGTTCTGCTGATTTAACAAAGTTGTATGAGGAAGACCCAACAGAGGCCGCAAGAATAGACCATCGTTTAAGACGAAAACAAGAAATGCTTAACGATAGTATTAGAAAAACTGAGGCCGCTAGGAAACAGGAAAAACAAAAGTATGTTATGGAACAGCATCAGCTGTTAAAAACAAAACTACCTGAGTTATCCGATCCTGAAAAAGCCGCTGTTCTAAGCAGAGATATTAATACTAATATGAAAGCTTATGGATTTACTGATACTGAAATTAACAGTGTTAGTGATCATAGAATAGTGTTGTTGGTAAGGGATGCTATTAAGTATCGTAATATGCAAAGTTCTAAACCGAATATTGCAAGAAAAATTACGAAACCTAGCAAACCATTTTCATCTGGGGTTAAAAAAGATAAGGCTGATTTTGATTCAAAATCTAGAAAAGAAAAATTGAGCCGACTAAAAAAATCTGGAAACATGAAAGATGCGACCAGCATATTTTTAGATATGATCAATAAACAATAACCTCAAACAAAGGACACAATACAATGGCACAAATAGGAAATACATTTTCCCAGTATGATGCAGTAGGTGAAAGAGAAGACCTGGCAGATATTATTTACAATATCAGTCCAACAGACACTCCTTTCATGTCATCAATTGGAAAATCAAAAGCTACAAATGTTTATCATGAGTGGCAGACCGACGCATTAGCGGCGGCGGCAAGTAACAACTACCAAGTTGAAGGTGATGAAATTACTTTTAACGCACTTAGCCCAACTTCAAGAATTGGAAATAGAACACAGATTTCAAGAAAAGCTGTTATCGTTTCTGGTACTATGGAAGCGGTTAATTTAGCTGGTAGAAATAATGAACTTGCTTACCAAATCTCAAAAGCTTCAAAAGAGCTAAAAAGAGATATGGAAACTTCATTAACTGCAAACCAAACTTCAGTTGTTGGTGACGATACTACACCAAGAAGACTATCTGGTCTAGCGGCATGGATTCAAGCTAACACAAGTGTTGGTGCGAATGGTGCTAATGGTCAAGTAGGTGGTGCTGATGTTCCAGGTACAGCTAGAACTGATGGAACTCAAAGAGCTTTCACTGAAGCGCAACTAAAAGATGTTGTTAAGCAGTGTTGGGACTCTGGTGGAGATCCATCTATGCTTATGCTTGGATCTTTTAACAAACAAAAACTATCAGGCTTTACTGGTGGATCAACTAGATTTGACCCAGCAGAAAACAAAAGACTAGTAGCTAGTGTTGAAATTTACGAAAGTGATTTTGGTGCTTTAACTGCTATGCCTAACAGATTCTCTAGATCAAGAGACTGTTTTGTTTTATCACCTGATATGTGGTCAGTAGCTTACCTAAGAGACTTCCAATTAGTTGACTTAGCTAAAAGCGGTGACGCAGATAAAAAAGCAATGTTATGTGAGTACACACTGACTTCTAAAAATCAAGAAGCATCAGGCGCAGTATTCGATTTAACAACTGCTTAATCAATACATTTATAGGAGGGGGTTTTATATCCCCTCTTATTTTAATTAACATTTTGTTTGGTCTTTGAAGTCAATGACGGAACGAAGCAAATAAAAAAGGAAAAAACATGAGAACACTTAACGATTATTTTTTAACATCACACATACCTAGTGTATCAACAGCATCTTCAACTTTTGTTGTAGTACCTGATGGTGGTAGAATTGTTAAAATCTTCGCACATAACAAAGCGGCAACAACAGGAACAGCCGCTATTTCTTTTGAAATAGATGGTGTAGCTTGTACATCAGCCGCAATTAGTCATGTTGCATCAGGATCAGCTGGAAAACAATACGAAGTTGAGCCTACTTCATTAAATAATGTTAATGAGGGATCAGTTATTGAGGCCATCACTAATGGTGGATCAACTAACGCATCTAAGATGGAACTTACTTATGTAATTAGAAGATAATAGAATTTGGGGGATCTTGCCTAGCGGTACTTCCCCCAAAAACCAAAAAGGAAATAAATTATGCCAATGGTAGGAAAAAAGAAATTTGCTTATACAAAAAAAGGAAAAATGGCGGCAAAAAAAGCGGCTAAGAAAATGGGCAAAAAAGTAAAAATGAGAAAATACTAATGAAAGGTAAAATGAAAGGTAAAGCTGTTTTAACAGCTAAACAAAGAACTTTACCCAAAAAACTTAAATTGAAGATTATTAAATCTAAAATGAAAAAAAGAAAATAAAGGAAAACAAAAATGAGTTATAATTATGGCCTAAGACCAGGCGCAACACAAAAACTAACTACAAATAATGCATCTCAAGCTAGTACAGCTTTTACTGCTGGAACTACTTATATTAGAGTTGTTGGTGATGCTAATTGTCATTTTGCAATAAGCACAAATCCAACTGCATCTGCTACAAGTCCACTTTTACCATCAGGTGAAATTGAGATTTTAAAAGTAACAGCTGGGGAAAAAATTGCTGTGTTTCATGGATCATCTACAAATGTCTATGTAACTGAAATGAGTGCTTAGTGGCCAGACAAAAGTTTGTTCACTTTGTACCAAGACCAAAACCAAAAAAGAGACCTAGAGTCCATAAAAAAAGTTTAAATAAATCTGAAAAAAGAAATAAAAAACTTACAAGATACAAGGGTCAAGGAAGATAATGGCAAGAAAAATACTTGAAGATAAAGATGGTTTAATTACTAATACTTATTTTGATAACGATAAAAATGGAGTTGTACAAAAAAGGTCTCAAGATTTTAAACCAATTATTGAACACAATAAAAAGTTATACAACCAAAATGATGGTTATAGTCCAGGCAAAGGATTAAAAAGAATAGCATCTATTCCAACTTTAATTTTAGAAATATGGGCTAAAGAATATAACAAAGATACCAATCAAGGTAATTGGTTTGCTTTACCTAAAGAAGTTCAAAGCAAAATTTTAAAAGAAAAATTAAATAGTTCTGATTTTAGATATTTTAGAACAGCACCAGGAAAATTTTAATGGCACTATCAACATATACAGAATTAAAAGCATCAATTGCTAATTGGTTAAATAGATCAGATTTAACATCTGAAATACAAGATGATTTTATTAAATTAACTGAGGCGGATCTTAACTCTAAATTAAGAGTTAGAGATATGATAGCTCAAACAACAATTACAGTTAATGCTGAAACAGAAAATTTACCAACTGGTTTTTTACAAGTAAGAGATTTTTATATATTAAGTGGGGCAACTAAATATCCTTTAAGATATATGACTCCATCACAAATGGACTCTACTAAAGGCACATCAAATACTGGTGTACCAGTAGCTTATACAATTTTAGGCAGTACATTTAGATTTATGCCAAAACCAGATACATCATATTCTGGTGTATTAAATTATTATAAAAGTTTTGATGCTTTAAGTGCATCAACTGCAACAAATTATATTTTAACAAACCATCCAGCAATTTATTTGTATGGTGCTTTGTTTCATGCGGCCAATTTTTTAGGTGGCATAGATCCAGTTAGATTAGGTAAATGGGAACAGATGTACGCAACAGCTTTAGAAAGATTAGAGCTAAATGACAGGGAAGATCAATTTAGTGGATCGCCTTTACAAGTAAGAAGTCAAGATACAGTAGCATCATCTTTCCAATCTAATTTTACATCAACACAAAACTCAGGTTAATATTATGCAACTACCTTTTGGCGAATGGTTGCCAGACCAACCAGCTCATTTGAATCCAGGCGCAACTGTGGCTACAAATGTGTACCATGCACAAACAAGTTATAAACCAGTTAAAGGTTTGGTAGCTTATAGTGGTGCATCTAATGTAACACAAAATGCTAAAGGTGCTGGTAGTTTTAGAGATAATACAAATACAGTATTTACTTTTGTGGGTACTAAAGACAATATTTATAAATTAACATCTGGTACTTTTGCTAGTGTTAAAGGCTCATGTACTGTTAGTGGTACAGATACAGATTTTTTTACATTTACACAATTTGGCCAATATATAATTGCTAGTAATGGCAAAGATGCACCAATGTATTACTTAATGGGTACATCAACTAATTTTGCAACACTGCAAAGCTTAGTTACAGCACAAGGCTCAGGTACAGTACCAGCTAAATTTAAAATAAGTGGTGTTGTAAGGGATTTTTTAGTGACTGGTAATATTGAAAATGCCAAAAACAGAGTACAATGGTCAGGTTTAAACGATATTTCTACATGGGAAAGTGGTGTTAAATCATCTGATTTACAAGATTTACCTGGTAGTGGTGGTCAGGTTGTGGCCATAACCTCAGGTGAAATTGGTTACATTTTTAGGCAAGATCAAATAACAAGACTTGATTTTGTTGGCGGCTCAACAGTATTTAGATTTTCAGTTATAAGTCCAAACAGGGGCGCAGTTTATGGCCAAACAGTTTGCCAGGACAACAGACAAGTTTTCTTTTACTCATCAGATGGTTTTTATCAATTAAATGGTGATCAAGTATTACCAATTGGTGCAGAAAAAGTTAATAGATTTTTTGAAAGTGATTTAAACAAAGCTTATACAGATAGAATTACAGCGGCAGTAGATCCATTTAATCAATTAGCTATATGGTTATATCCAAGTAAAGATAATCCAAATACTACTGGTATTTGTGATAAATTATTAATTTATAATTATGTAACTCAAAAATGGTCAGTTGCTAAAGTTAAAGCATCACAAATTTTTAAACAATTTGTAATAGCTAACACAGTTGAGTTAATGGATATTGTAAGTGAAAACTTAGATGATATTAATATTTCACTTGATACAGATTTTTGGACAACAGGACATTTATACTTAGGTGCTATTGATGAAAATTTTAAAGCGGCTATTTTTTCTGGAACTACTTTAGAGGCAGAAATAGAAACTAAAGAAACTGAAATATTTCCAAATGCTAGAGCTGATATAACTGGTATTAGACCAATAGTTGATGCTAGTGCAAGTGTAACTGTAAAAACAAGAGATAGATTGGCCGATGCAGTTACAACATCTACATCAAGCGCAATGAACAGCTCAGGTATTAACCCTGTAAGACAATCAGGTAGATACATGAGAGCAAATGTAAAAATACCAGCTGGAAGTATTTGGAATCATGCACAAGGAATAGATTTAACAGCATCACCAGGCGGTAACAGATAATGGCTGATACAATAAATATAGATAATGTTCGTTACTCAATTGAAACACAAGAATTTTTTCAAAGACAGATTGAAGAGGCGGTTAATACATTAATTAACAAAAATAATACTGAAAGCGATAAAGCTTTTAGTTGGTTTATGAATTAGGAGAATAAATGTCAGGAATAAAAGATTATAGAATAGTACAAGCAAACAACACCTCTTTAAATGGAATTGATGTTGCTGAGGGTATGCTACCTAGTAACCTAAA